TCCAGCACTATAAGCATCGCTCTCCACCCTGGATAAAGTTTCATCGCTCGATTCTGAATGACAGAAGCTATATGAGCTTGCCACTTGCTAGCAAGGCGCTAGCACCATTAATGTGGTTGCTTGCATCAGAGTCCAAAGATGGCACTTTTGATGGCTCACTGGATGAGCTTGTGTTCAGACTCCACATTACCCCGAAAGACTATCAAGATGGTGTTAAGCCATTGATTGATAAGGGATTCTTTGTTATTGCTAGCGGAGTGCTAGCAGAGTGCGTGCAAGTTGCTATCCCAGAGTTAGAGACAGAGAGAGAGATAGAGACAGAGAAGAGACAGAGAGCAACTAGCGTTGCACCGCCTATCGGCGTTTCACAATCTGTTTGGCAGGAATTCGTTAATCATCGAAAGTCAAAGAAAGCCCAGGTCACTCAGTTGGTGATTGATGGAATCCAAAAGGAAGCTGACAAGGCTGGGTTTAGCCTTGAAGATGCCTTGAAGGAAGTAGTTGTAAGAAATTGGCAAGGTTTCAAAGCTGAGTGGGTTTTACCAAAGCCCACCTTTGGCGACATGGCGAGGGTATCTGTTGCACCCGTTCAAGGCCGTGATCCTGCTTTACTCAAGCTGGATGAAGACAGAAAGCATACAGGCCCACCACCGCCAGAAATCATGGCACAAATCAGAAATGCGTTGAAAGGAAAAGTAACATGACAGAGCAACAATTCGAGCAAGCAATGGACGGTTATCAGTTAGATAGCCAATATGCAGATTTCATCATGGATCAACAAACAGTTGGAAATGGTCATGTTTTGACCACATTGATGGAACGAGGTGATTATTACGAAGCCTTCAAAGAAAAGATGGTGACAGAATGAATAAATACGAACCACTTATTTTGCTTAAGGAAAGAGAACAAGAATCAAGCATTAGAGTACGACTGCGTTTTGGGCCAGATAAATTTTGGTATGTTGAAAGCAAACAATGGTGGTCTTTCGGTTGGAATTATGAAAAATTATTTGGTGGTGATGATGCTTATGAACGGGCACATTTCTATGCAAGAGCATTGAAATTTCCTTATATAGAAGAAATAACATGAACAAGACCCAAGCCCATGAAATCCTTGAACAACAAAAACAAGGACTTGCCGTCCCGCAGTACATTGTCAACAGAGCCTTACTTGTATCAGGAGACATTGGAATGGCTTGTACACCTTGCAAAACAACCTGGCTGGAAAGCACAAGCATGGCACAGGGCCAAGGAATTAGAGAGTTGTTCTACCCATTTGTGGAGAGGGATAACCCAGGACTTAATCAAAACCATGAAAGAGCATAATGAATCCATTTCTGATAAATGAGCCAACTTGCATCAGTTTTTCAGGTGGGCGCACATCGGCTTATATGCTTTACAGGATTTTGGAAGCTCACCAGATGAGCTTGCCAGGGGAGGCCATTGTCTGTTTTGCAAACACAGGCAAAGAAGTAGAAGAAACGATTAGATTTGTAAAAGCGATTGAAGACAATTGGGGTGTGGAAATCCATTGGTTGGAGTATCAAAACGCAGAACCATCATTTAAGAGAGTGAATTTTGAAACTGCAAGCAGGAATGGAGAACCATTTGAGAGCCTAATTCACAAAAAAGGGTACTTGCCAAACCCAATGTCAAGATATTGCTCAATTGAGATGAAGATAAGGGTGATTCATAAATACTTGAAATCCCTTGGTTGGAGTGACCATAGCGAAAGGTGTGATTGGGTTGGGATTAGGGCTGATGAGCAAAGAAGGTCATCAAAGATTGAAAAACACAGAACCCCTTTGGTTTCTGCTGGAGTCACAAAAGAAATTGTTGGTGAATTTTGGCGTAATAGCTCATTTGACCTGGAATTACCAAACAACAATGGCGTAACAATGCATGGAAACTGTGACTTGTGTTTTTTGAAGCACCATTCAAAGATTTTGTCACTTGTCAACGAAAAGCCAGAGAGAGCAATTTGGTGGGCTGGACAAGAAGCCTGGGTTGAATCAAATGGTAATCCGCATGGAGATGGAGACAAGTTTAGAAAAGATAGACCAAGTTATAAAGAATATTTGAGTTTTTCTAAGAGTCAAAAAGATATGTTTCCGATAGGTGAAGACATTGCTTGTTTCTGTGGAGATTAAATGACTATCTGGATCGGTTTAGACCCTGGCAGCATAAGCGGTGCAGTTGGTGCATTGGATTCAAATGGCGATTATTTGGACTCTTTTATGATTGAGCATAAAGACAAAAATATATTGCCCCTCGTATTCAAAAACATGATATTGCGGTGCATTGACCCAAGGGAAGGGGCAGAGATTTGCATGGAAGCCGTCCATAGTATGCCAGGGCAAGGGGTTGCCAGCAGTTTTCAGTTTGGCAGGGCTGTTGGCGTTATCAGTGCAGTCGCTGAATTAACTAATTACCCATTCCACTTGGTAACGCCACAGAAATGGAAAAAGTATTTTCATCTGACAAGCGATAAAAACGAAAGCCTAGACTTGGCCCGTAGTTTTTGGCCCGAAGCCAAGTTGACCAGAAAGAAAGATGGAAACAGGGCCGAAGCATTATTAATAGCTTTATATTGGCGTGAGCAGTTGAATGGCAAACAAGATAAACCCATTAAGAACCCAAACGGACTTTAAACTAGATTTAAGCCCCGAACAAAGGGCCATTCTGGAATTGATCGGAGGCGGCAACATGACGCAAGGATTGAAGGTCGCTATCGACCAAGCGGGCCACTTTTATAATTGTGGGCTTGACCCTGAAATGAACCTAAATTTTGTGGGCTTGGTAACTACACTGCCAAACCAAGATGATGATTGACCACAAAGGGGCTTGCCAAAGGGCTTAAAATGCCGTTTAAGGGGCTTTTCTTGGTCAACCCAATGCACCCTATGTTAAAGGGCTTGCAGGGGCTTAAAAGTGGGCAAAGAAAAACCGCCCGAAGGCGGCTTAGTTAGTGGTTGCTGACTCAAAGCCTTTCATTTTTTGCGGGTTAGGATGCGAAGGATAAGGGCGAGAGTGGCATATATCATTGCAAGCCTTTAAAAGTCACGATAAACAAAACCGCCTTCAACTTCACCAATTAAAGCGCCATTTTCTTCAAGGCATTTTTTAACTTCTTCTATTTTTTCATCATCTGTTTCGCATTCAGATAAATCAAAATCATAATCTTTTGCAATGCTTTCCCAGTCGCTTTCTGAAAAGTCACAGCAAATAGCAATTACATCTAATTCAATTTCAACGCCACAGTCTTGCTCATATTGTTCAAGATAGTCCCAAAGGATGCCCAGTCCTTCAGGTGAGAAATTGCTAGGGCGCAAGCGCTGGAATGAATCTTGGAATTCAGAAAAGCCTACAGTTTGTTTCATGTAACACCTATTAAAAGCCCTGGAAAAGCCCAGGCCAAAGGGCACATAATGCCCTTCAGTCTGTGGTTTTATGCGGTTTCAGTCACTGATTGATCGACAATTTCAGGGGCTTTTCTGGGTTTGTGGCACCAGGATGGCACTCCAGCCCCACCACTATCACGCATGGGCATCATTATTCCAATGAATTGAGTATCTAGGCCAAAACTCACAATGATCGAATCGGTGCCCCTTTGCAGCAAAGTAGGGCATTGACGCTTCCCATAAAGTGATTCGCTTGCATCGACAAATTTGACAAGTAAATCAGGGTTGAAATTTGATGGCTTTTCTTCTTCACTCTTAAACACCAAAGGGATAACCCGATCACAATCAGGATAACGCGCGTCCTGGGCAGTAAATTGAACCTTATCCCCATTGGGCAAAATCACTTCAACCGATAAACCATCGACTGTAAAGTGCAAAAAATCTTCATTCTGCTTTTTTGTGCCCTTCAATGCGTCCAGGTTGACGCTTGGCAGGATAACCCGATTCTCAGGCATAGGTTGATCGTCAATCAACAAACGGCCCAGGCAGTGCCCATCAGTCGAATCAATATAGGTTCCCCGATTGTCCTGATTGACGCAAAACCCTTGCAGGTAATAGCGAATATCTTTTTTTGCAGCAAAGCAAAGCATGGCGCGAATGTGTTTGCGTTGAATAGCGAATTTCATGTTAAAGCCTTTGAATTGAAACCCTGGAAAAGCCCAGGCAACAAACCCCTATGACAAGGGTTTGCAGTCTGTGGTTTTAGTATGTGTAGAGAATGAAAGCCAAGGCCATGAAAGCCAAGGCCGAACCGATAACAACGATTTTGTCTTGATAGTCCATCATTGTGTCCCGATCAGTTTGCCAGTGCGACCCTTGGCGAAAGGGTGATTGAAGATGGCAGTAGGGGTGAATTCAGGTGGAAACAGAATTACATCATGGAAAGGGTAAAACGCGGGTTTGTCGTTTTCAGGGACAAAAATCCAGCCACCAGTGCCATGCTCATGCCGATAATCGCGGGCATCTTGCTCATTGGGGAAAGTGAAATATTGATTCATGTGAAAGCCTATTGAGTGAATGATTGTTGAATGATAGGGGCAAAATGCCCCCATGCAATTAGGATAAACCCTAGTTACAGGCAAAGCAGCGACCGCCCTGGACGTGCCTAAATTGAGATACAAAGCCAGAACCATAGCAGCGTGAGCAGCGCAGGGTTTTCTCTCTTTGCGCTTTGCTCTCTTTGATTGATTCAATGCGCTGGGTTTCAATGCGTTGTTGCTCAGCCAGATAAGCAGCGTTTTCAGCCTTTTGTTCGGCAGTTTGCTCTCCACCAAAAAGAAGTTGCATATAGTCCATGATCGTCACGCCTTTCAAAAAATGGGGCGCTTTGGCCCCTGGGTTGATTAAACAATGAATTCAGGGCTTGAAACAACACTGTATGCCAGAGCAATGGCCATGATTTCGTTTTGTTGGCTGGTTTTCATGGCACTACGATACAGTGCGGACAATCCACGCGCCATATAATCCTTACCAAGTGATGCGCCATTAACCAGAATTTTGGCAATATCGCGTTGTTGGCTTTTATTCAGTTTAGTCATTTGAACACCTATTAAAAAATGATTGAATGAACCACTAGGATTGTTTGCCCAGTGATATAAATATAACGCCATCATCCATGTAAAGATATAGGGACAAACCCTATGTTCCCCCATTATTTATATAAGTACTTACCATATGAATAGTAAAGTATTAGATAGGATTATCCTATCAGTGCTTGATTGTTGTTAGGGATTTACTATCAGGGATTTTCTAGGTGGTGCGGTAAGGGTGCTTATGCAATTTACGCATAACCCGTCCGACCGGTTGGTTAATTAATCTAAGGGTTTCCACTACCTAGGGTTTACCCTGTCAGGGTTTCTACCTAGGTACTTACCCTATTAGGGTTTACCCTTAAGGGTTTATAAGGGGGGGAGGGGGTGTGTGTGGTGTGAGAGATTTTTGTGGTGCCTCCCATCCACAAGAAAAGCCAAATTAGACTTTTGCCAGCAAGCAAGGTCTGGCTTTAAAAAGGAAGGGATTGGGTGCTACAGACATTAAGAAGTACAGACGATAGCCATTACCCGTATAGGGTGGTACTTCTTAAAGAAGTGAGCCTCTTGTTTATACGCTTATGCGTGAACTTGCGTTCCTAGGCGACAACTGTTGTTTGTCAGACAACTTTTGTACAAGCTACTTTGCCCCGTTCAGGTAGTCCCTGGCGCTATCTCAGCGTTGAGGGAGTCCTACTAGAAACTCGCCTGATTTGCCATGTTTATCCCACTTGGTCGGCTCAACCGCATGGAGGGCTGGGTTATGGCCCCGTGAAGAATGTACTAGGGTTTACCCCTATTGTCAAACAAAAGAAAGTGAGTTACATTGTTGTTGCCAAGATGCATGGGGATTGACACCAATGTGGGTTCATCCACGATTAGTCCCCAGCCGTGTTGGTGGTTCCATTGCAAATTGCGGTGGTGAATTGACTGGCCCAGTAGCCACCAACAACCTAAATTAACCCCAAGGAGATTGATATGCCAAAAGGCATCCCAAAACGAGCAGATGAACTAACCCCTATTGAAGGTGGCGCTGGTGGTGGAGGCTTTCGTATTGGTTCTGATACTGCACTAATGGCTGGCTCTGTATTGGGTGGCCTTGGCGTCCAAGCTGCTGTGATGAGCGACTTAAAGAAGTCTAAAGAAGAAAATGCTGAAAAGGTAAGGCAAATTAACAGTCGCGCTCAGTATGAACATGAGAAAGCTGCTGGCGATCCCAATGCCTTAAAGCTATCATTTGAAGAATGGAAAAAACTTTGAATGTTTTGGATGCACTGCCAAACAACCTAAAGAAAAAAGGTCGCCCGAAAGGGGCTGTGAACAAGAAGTTCACTATGGCTACCTATGCTGAAAGACCTGCGGCCCTCCTGCCAAAGACTGAAGTTCAGCGCATCAAAGAACTCAAAGACCTCCTGATAAACAGTGCAGGTTCTAATGTTGTTCACAAAGCAATTGAGATTGCCATGAATGACGAACACCCAGCACAGGCGGCTATGCTCAAACTCTGTATGGATAGGATGCTTCCTGTCAGTCTGTTTGAGAAAGAGGGCAAGCAAAGGAATGCCGTTACCATCAACATCACAGGCATTGGTGGCGTAGAGATTGAACCCCTGCAAGATGTGACTGATGTAGAAACAAAAAATGTCTGACCTCAACTTCTCACTCCTTCCTTGGCAACAAACAGTCTTTACTGACAAAACAAGGTTTAAGGTTGTGGCTGCGGGTAGGCGTTGTGGTAAGTCTAGGTTAGCGGCTACTACGCTAATTATTGAAGCATTGCGTTGCCCAGCAGGAAGTGCCGTTCTCTATGTTGCACCCACCAATGGACAGGCAAGGCAGATCATTTGGGATGTGCTGTTAGAGATTGGACGGGATGTTATCCAAAACAGTCACATCAACAATATGGATATCACCATGATAAATGGTGCAAAGATTTATGTTCGTGGTGCTGATAGACCAGATACCCTGCGGGGTGTGTCCCTTACCTATGCGGTACTAGACGAGGTTGCAGACATTAAGCCTGAAGCCTGGGAGCAGGTGATTCGTGCTTCTTTGTCAGACAAAAAGGGCAGAGCCATATTCATTGGCACACCCAAGGGCCGCAACTGGTTCTATGATCTGTTCAAGATGGGCCAAGAGGAATCTGATCCTGATTGGAAGTCTTGGCACTTCACAACCCAAGACAACCCATTGATAGACCCAACTGAGATTGAGTCTGCCAAGAAGACGCTAAGTTCTTTTGCTTTCAAGCAGGAATACTTGGCATCCTTTGACAACGCAGGAAGCGATGTTTTTAAAGAAGATTGGATCAAATATGGTGTGGAACCTGAGTATGGTAGTTACTTCATTGCAATCGATTTGGCAGGATTTGAAGAAGTGGCTAAACAAGCTGCTAACGCGAAAAAAAGACTAGATGAGAGTGCCATTGCA